GAGATACCAAACGTAAGAGACGCTTGCTTACCATCAAGTTGCGTCTGAATATTAGATGTAACGCCATCTAGATAATCGAATTCCGTATTTGATACACTACCCGCAGCGATAAGGTTTGCGTTTAACCTGTTTGAAGATGTAATTTCGTCTTGGTATCTTCCATCAAGATCAACGGTTACCGTTGCAGAGTCTGTCCGAGTTAACGTCAGAACTCCGTTAGAGGTGCCAAATGCTGCGCTTGACACATAAGTATTTCCATCATTGTTATCGACATAATCTTTAACAGCCGCCGAAGTTGGGATTGTTGTGTCGTTATCGTTAGAAGCAATACCGTCAGACTCAGTTACAATTGTTGCGGCCTTAAAGTTATCAACTTCTAAATTTGATACGGTAACGCTATCAGCATCAACTGCACTAAGAGTAGCGAGAGACCCTAATGAGAGATCACTACGGACATTGCTAGCAGACCTTCCTTCAATACCATTAGCGGTAAAGCGAACATATTGATCATCACTTGGGCTACCATCAATTTTAACTGCATTTGTGTCAGCTATACCAAATGTTAAAGTGGCTTGTTTAGAATCTAGCTGGGTTTGGATTGCGCTGGTCACGCCGTCCAGATAATCGAACTCCGTATTTGATACGCTTCCTGCGCTAACAAGGTTTGCGTTTAATCTATTAGAAGCAGTAATTGCGTCTTGTTTTGCATTCCAAGTGGATGCGCTAGAAATGTAAGCATCTGCTATAGCGGTTCCCGCCCACTCTCCTGCCGTGATAGAACCAACAGTTGTTATATTGCTGGACCCAGGCCAAGTAGATAAAGCCGTGTTCTCAACATTATTTAAACTTAAGTCGGTTTTTACTTCTGAAGTGGATCGCCCTTCTATCTTTGTTCCATCAACCTTAAGGAATTCGTTATCAGCCATTGTGCCATTTGACTGAAGCACATTGTCAGAGGCTATCCCGAAGGTCAAGGTAGCTTGCTTACCATCAAGTTGCGTTTGGATCGCACTGGTCACGCCGTCTAGATAATCGAACTCCGTATTGGATACGCTACCCGCAGAGATAAGATTGGCGTTTAATCTATTGGAAGAGGTAATCTCGTCTTGATACCTTCCATCAAGATCAACCGTTACTGTTGCTGCGTCATTACGGGTTAAGGTTAAAACTCCATTGGAGGTTCCAAAAGCCGCACTCGTTACATAAGTGTTGGTGTCAGGGATAACAGTGTTATCCACATAGTCTTTAACAGCAGCCGAAGTTGGAAGGCTTGTGTCATTATCGTGAGAGCTAATTCCTTCTGACTCAGTAACTATTGCGCTATCTTTAAAGTTATCAACTTCAAGGTTGGATACAGTTACACTATCAGCATCTACCGCACTCAGTAAGGCTAGTGACCCCAAGGACAAATCACTTCTAACGTCAGAGGCAGAACGACCTTCGTAGGTAGTTCCATTTACCCTAACAAAATCATCATCAGAAAGACCGCCAGCACCTACCTTGGTTACATCACCCGCTGAAATACCAAAAGTAATAGAGGAGGGAACATCGGTAGCTAAAGCATAATCTACACCTCCTGGGCCTGTAACCCTTCCTGCTGTTCCACCACCAACTAGGTTTCCATTAACGCTCATTCTGGAGGGAGTTGTAAAAGCAGTATTGGTTCCTATCCCAACGTGACCCTGATGGGTATGTATGGTGTAAGGATAATCATAGTCGGGGGGTCCAACATACAAACAGTTTGCTGTCAAATATCCCGATCCTTCTCCCTCTAAAGTAATGTTTCCTTCGACTTCTTGGTTACCTAAGTTGGTTAATTCATGGACACCTTGCTGTAATGTTTCTACTAATTTTACTGCTTTTAAAGTAGGCAAGATATTAACTCCCTGCGCGTTTTCCATGTCGGTTCCCGCAGGAGTATTAATCATGTATTTCACATGAAGACCCGTATTACCGCTAACTCCATCACTCCTATAAATTCTAATCGCCTGTCCTTTTTGAACAGACTCTAACGGGAAGGCTCCTATATAGTTTCCTTCGTTTGTCTGGAAATCTCCATTTCCATCTAGGAATTCATCTGTAGTCGCCCAAAAATTAATTTGGCTATTAGTATAATCTGCAATGGTAGTATCTTCGTTAAAAGAAAAATTATATTCAATAAAATCCGAGGCCGTGGTGTCACTTATGGGTTGGTGATTAAAGTGCCTTCTTGCTTCAGCCTTATCTGCGTCAGAGGTTATTTGTGATACGTCAGGTAGCCCATAGTCTGCGTCTGCTTCATTTAGGTAGGTTCCCTCTCCATCTGTAATATATACATTTTCAACTGTAAGTGGGTTGGCGTAGCAGTAGAAATAAGAGTTATGGGTAGTCCCATCTTGATTTATTGTTTCGATTTTAAATCCAAAATCCTTGGTGTAAGTCCCAAATACATCTATGTTTTCTTCTTTTGTGAAAGTAAAAATTGAATTGCTATAATTTCTCCAATTCCTCAACACCATTCCCCCCGTAATGTCCAGAATACTTATTCTTTGCCCACTAATAAAACTGTTAGCTTCTATCTCTGCGGCGGTAGTAACATCATTACCCAATCTATCTATGATATCGAACTGAAGGGTAACATCTCCACCCATATAAACACCACTCCCTGAAGTCCAAACATTTAAATCCCCCGTATCAACTTCAAATGTAAGTGAAAAATCGTGAATATTTTTTGTTTTAAATGCCCCAGAATAATATCCACTAGTTGAAATAGTAGACGAATCCGTTCCTATGCCAACCATTCCCGTATAGGGCGTTGTTCCATTACCCGTTGCTTCAAAATAACACGCTCCTGAAAAAATAGTGTTTCTAGGAAGTTTTACAAATCCCGTGGCATTGCCACCCGTGTTCCAGTATACTGCATCCAAAAAGCCCGTAGCGCCTAGTCTTACGTCTCCATTTGGAGTAACTCCACCAACAGTGTAACCCGATGATATATAGTGATCGGAAGCGGGGGTTGTATAGGCTGTAGGTAATGCCGTTCCACCTGAAGGAACAACAATATGAAGAAAGCTCATTCCTGTCCAATTATTAGAACTGGCGGTGGAAGAATGCGCTCCCCCCGCACCACTCGCTCCAGTGGCAAAAGTTTGCGCTCCTGAGCAGTAAACCCAAGCCCCATCGGTAGCGTCCGTGTGAAGAGGAAAGTAATTATGACCTAGAGTTGACATGTTATAAAATAGCTATTCTTTCAATAAAGGAAGCGCTCCACTCAAGCAATTCATCGTATACCACAAATATTCCAGATGTATCATATTGAGAATCAAAATAAGCATTAGAATTAGCTTCTCCCGCTCTGTTACCTAGAGCGTTTACGCTATAGTTAAATACACCAACCTGAGACAAACCCGTAAATTCATGTCCTGTGGCATTTATAGATACGTCTTCGGTTTCGCCATTAGGATAAGTCAGCACCACATTGTAACCCGTGCTGTAAGTAACAGCATTCCATATTCCTGTGATAGTGAACGTTTGAGATGAAGCGTTTGGGACTCCCGTTGTTACAGAGTGTATATTCGGAGTATCTAGTGTTGAGTAAGTTATGTCATTGACGGTCTGAGCGGTTTGATAACTGTAAGTGTTAACCAATGATTCTATGCTTTCGTTATCTTCAATATATTTAAATTTACCTGTGTCATATTTAGTGGCGCTTACCAAATATTCGTTTGGACCATCTTCTTTTAAAGCGACAACTTTATAGATAAATGGGCTTGAATCTTTAATTTCAAACTTAGCAGCACTTCCTAATTTCAGAAAAGGAAGCAGTTCGGGCTTATCTACTCCTGAAACTACACTTCCGTAATTAGAAAACCCTGAGGATTCCAATTCCGTAGGAGTAGAAATAATGCCTCCTGTAACTGTTAAAACTGTCATTTGATCAGGAGTTACCACCGTTGGCAATAAACCTTCTTGATTCAAACCATAAACTCCATTGCTTGGACCAACGAATGAGGAATCATCAAAACCAGAGAAGTAGGCATCTCTAGACGGGTCACTTGAGGAATCGGCCCTCTTATCGGGCTGGGTCATGTCTAGAACTGATATTTCTCCCGTCCCTAGATCCCCCAAGGTTTGCATTCCTGTCCATTTAGATATAAATGTTCCAGAAAATAAGCTCCGAGCATCTGGTAGCCCTCCTGCTGTTTCAGTGTTACCCCATCCTGAGGCGAACACCCAGCCAGTAACACCAGTTTCAAAATAAATATAAGGATAATCCCAAGAATAAGTTTTGGGCGCTCCCGTATAAAGTGCGTATTGCCCAAAGCGCGGGTTAGGTGTGTTCTGTTCCTCTGTATTATCGAGGTCTGGATAACCCATGGTGAAACCAGAAAAACTATAATCTCCTGTAAACATCGTCGCGCCAGATACCCACGGATCAGCAGCGACAGTTGGAGAAAGCGGCAGATTCCCATCGTATCCCGTGACTGTAAATGATGCGTAACGAGTTCTATTTAAGAAGGCTAAGTCTTCAACATCATCTAAAGTATTTCTTCCCGTAGGATTAAAAACCGTTATACGACCCGTCATATCTGCTGTGACAAAAGTATTACTTAATCGAATAATTTCATTGTCTAGGTCTACATCTAAAATTTTACCAAAGTTCGCCTTATTGGTTTTTAACTCATCTTCAATGGTTATTAAATCTCCAGGTTGACAGAGAAGACTCTCAAGTCCCGCAGTAAAAGCTACGGTTTGATTTTCTTGAATTTTGGAAAACGCTTCGTGTTGCCCGACTCTTCGGGCCATAGCGCGAGAGGTGATACCTACACCTTCAATTCTTACTTTAAATATTCCACGCTCCTTGATATCATCTTCATCCTCTATGACTTCTATTTTTGGAGCAAAGTTATCAAAGCGATCTTTATATCCGACTTCAATGGTATTAAATTGTTGATCCCTTCTGTTATTTGAATAATAGAACAATCCATCTTTTACGGATTCGTTAGTGAATAGATTCACAGGCAACCTTGGGCGGTCATCAACAAAGTTGATCTCAGAGTTGGAGAAAAATGTTCTTCCATTAAAGATTTTAGAGATCGTGTTAATTGCATCGTAAATTTTCTGCCCTTGGTCGAAGACCACGTTGCAAGAAAAGCGTGGCTCTAATCCACCCCTTCCATCAGTTACTCCCACAAAATAACCATCATCGTCTACTGCATCACAAAATCTTCCTATTTGGTAAAGTTGCCAGATATTTATGGAATCTATATCAATATGAGAACCCATTCCATATCGCTGATTAGTTAACAGATCATATAAAATCCATGCTGGATTATCCGTCCAGCGTAATTCTTCATGCCAAGATCCATCCCAGTCCCCATCATAAACCAGTAACTTATCTCTTTGGTCTACGCTTGATTCGTTTATCCTCTCCCAAGCATACTTACTACTCCAATATCTTTTATCTTTCCCCCCGAATGTAGGATTATAATTAGCGGGGACTTTAACTTTTTTTAGTTTTAAGTCGAAGCTTCTTGCGGGGATGGCTTGAAAAGCTCTGGAATCAAGCTTTGTTCCAATAATTGCTGAAAAAGGATAAGTTAAATCTGCATCAATAATTTCGGTTACTTTGTCAACAGTAACATCTTTATTAAGTAATACAGAATTAGTCTCAAAGGAAAGTTTTGTTACTCTAATAAAACGTTTTTCTACACTATCTTGATCAATACTGTCTGCTTGAAAGCCTACTGTTCCATCTGTATTTAATATTACCTGCTTGTTGCTTATAGCTTCGGGTAAGTGGAAGGGTTCGGCAAGGTTTGTCCTGTTCGAATCTAAGGATATGATATATTCTTTGCTGCTATCTCCTTTGTAGTCTGGGTTTCCAATATCTATTAAGGTTGGACCTTCTATTAGAGCTACAACTCTGTAAGTGTATGTGAATTGAACTACATCTTCGCCATCTTTATTTACACTCCCCGTTTCCACAAACAGGTTCAATACGGTGGGGAATTTGGTTCCGACCTTAAGGTCATTGTTGTCGCTAGTGCTGCCACCTACATTATCTACATCTTTAATTAAGGTGTCACTTAAGCTAGTAATATTTAAAGTAATAAAACATCTTCTTACATTTGGATTGTAAATATAATGAGTAAGAGGAACCGCCAATTCATCCCAACTAGCGACAGAAGATTTAGCCCACGATGAGTAATCTCTGGTTTTATTATCAGCGGTTACCCTTTCGTCGTCACTTCCTTCATTTTCTGGAAGGCCATCACCCCCCACTTCTAGGTTAAAGTTATGAGAACTGCTCCTTCTCAATACTTTACTCTTTGTGAGCATATCCGCATTTTGCTCTATTCTTTGCGGATAGAGTTGAGACTTTGAGGAAAAGGGTCCAAATAACGTAGCATTGTATTTATGATCAATAAAAACAGATCTAAAATAATCAAAGGGTCGCTGATTTTCATCGCCCTTTCTAAATTCAGCTAGGACATTAGTGTAATTATACTTTTGATTTGTGTGCTCCCACTCTTCGCCAGCTTCAGGTGTAAATTCTTTAGCGTGATAGAAACAATCTAATTCAGAAAATAAATCTTTTACAATTTTAGGAACCCCAAAGTTAGTGGCCCATCCATATTGCTGACCAGAGCAACGCAAACTTCTACCCGCTGTGTATGGCGCAAACTGAAAAAGAATGAATCCATACATGTCTCCTGTAGCCACCCCATTTTCATCGACAACAGGGCAAGTAGCATCAACTATTTTTATTCCTGCGGATCTCATTTTTTGGTAGAGACCCCACCCACTGTTGAGACCGAAGGGATAGGTCCACATGCGTATTAGATTACCTTCGCCGTCAATAAGCTTTTTATCCTTAAGGTTTTCATTATAGGTATCAACTTTAACCACAGCCACCCACTTTTTATCTTCCCTACGTTGGAGAAGATCTCTTATCAGGACAACAGGATTAATACTGGTTGAATTACTCCAACCTAATTGACCCAGCGCTTTAGCGGCTAACAATCTTTGATAAGGATTTGCATCGGGGTTATTGTCTACATTGTTATCGTTATACAGGCTTAAAATAGTTCTGATAGCTGTAACATTGGTTCCGTCATGCGTTGAGCTATTAAATCCTGCCGCCCCCGTCCTGTATCCATCTATTACCCTTGCAATAGTGTAATAATTTTCATGCCAAAGCATTCTACCATTACTATTGAATCCACTGGTCCCTGCGCCATATCCCATGTAGAATTTAATTGTTTGACTGGCGGTTCCTGCTGGAAATCCCGCGTTTCGATGAAACGTAGCGCAATCACCCCATCCTAATTGTCTGATGTGATTTTTGCGTGTAGTTGCGCTCCTATATCCAGCATTATTATTACTATTATATTCAGTTCTAGATGTTCCATTAGTCCAAACAGTAAAAGCTTTAGATAAGCTTCCTGCCCCTTCACTCTCCTTTCTAATGTATGCTCTGAAATAATACCCACGATTATCTCTACTAACAGGAACCTTATCCCGACATCTGCTAGAAGAATTTCTTTGCTTAACCACCATCATGTTGACGTTGGGTTGAGTCACGACTTCTCCTTGCACTGCATCTCCTCGACTTCCATCTTTCTTTAGTGTCGAAACCATTCCTGCTGGACTGCGATATTTTTGCTGATTAAGTGCCTTAAAAAATAACTGACAGTTTTTAGCGCCCGTTCCTACAGCATCGCTAAGTTTACTCGGCTGGACTTCAGCAGTATCAACCACTCCCTCATTTCCCGCCATACTATTAGGGTTTATATCGGGAGAAGCTTGAGTAACGGCAATGGGCGTATCATCTAGATATATACCTTGCAACATGCCCACCCCCTGCATCACCTGTCCAAAGCGATTACAAAGACCCTCAATAGGACCATCACTTACGAGGTCAAGAATCTCTGCGTAACTGTATGAGGCTCCATATTGCAGTTCTCCCATAATGGGAGGTTTATAAACTGGTGGTTCGGACTTTTGCCTCTTTTTGCCACCACCAGCAAGCTGCATTTTCTTTAAAATATGGCTCATGACTACTGATCAGTCCTCTTGTTAGTTATCCAGTATGTATCATTAGTTCTGGAGCTTCCAAGTCCTCGCGGTCCCCTGAGCGCGTTTCTAGTTTTTTGGTGCTGTGGATATGATTTAACTGTGGCTTGCACAACTTGAGATCCTACTTTTAATCTCCCGTAGCCAACAGGAAGGGCCGCTCCTTGCGTAGCGACATTAGCTACATTCGAAAAAATCATAGATTCTTTACCCCCAGCCGCAGTCAACTCTAACCCCTCCACCTCTGGCTTGGGGGATAAAGCATACGAGATTGCTGCCATTACAAGAGCTTGGACTATCCAACTAATCACCGATCCAAGTCCACTTCCGACAATAGCGGGGACTAAATCAACAGTTTCTGGCTCGACAAAGCCATCAACTTGATGAGCGTGTTCTATTCTTTGTTTATTTATGATTAAATCATAAGATAGACCCTCTTTATGTAATTCTATAAATCTTTTAATAAAGCCGTTTCGGTTAGCTTCAATGGCATCAAGAGTGTTTTTGGGATTTTTTAAATAAAAGTAAAAGGTGTCCCCATACTCCTTTGCTAAAATTCCGTGTAATCTTACTGTTGTCATATCGCAGCCTTAAACCTTTCTAATATCTTTACATCTCCTTCTGGATTTTGGGGTGTATAAATATTTATTTTTTTACTGTTTAAACTGTAGATTAAGAATGGCTGACAACAACCCTCTGACATTTTAACATCAAATTCTGACTCTTTCTCGTCCCCGATTAAGTGACTATGAAAAACCGCGACCATACTATATTTATCTTTAAAAAGTAAATAACTTAAAGGGTTTATTAAGAAATAAGATTTTGGATCGGAAGAAATGTTGTCTTCTTCTTTGACTAAATATTCATTTAATTCATGGTCAAAACCCACGAATCCACAAACCTCCGCAGAAAAAGAAGCGTGGCAAATTTTCTGAATAGCTCCTATACAGTCTTGTATATGCTTAAAACGAAGTATCTCTCCCATAACTAAATCCATCGGTTCCAGGGAAACCACCAAAGCGAGGGTTTCGTGGGGTAGGGTTTTTCACAATTGTGGCATCTCCCTCAAAATAACTCTTGGAGACTTGTTCAAAACTTCCGCTGCCTGTTAGGTGATAGCCATATTTATGAATATCCATGAGTCCACCCGTGGGATGTGTCACGCTACCTATATTTCCCGTGGTTCCATCCCACCACGCAACTAAGCTATCTGCTCCATATAAAAGTGCTTGATCCTCAGAGGTAAGACCCCCAACTTCACTCCAACCAGTTCCTCCCGTTAAAGTGCTCATTCTTCCCGTGCATTCTGAATATAGCCTTGGAACCTGCGGTATTGTATTAGGGGCATCATCACTTGTGAGGGGGGTGTGCCTTAAAAACGCTATCTCTTGATCTGTTAATACTCTATTCCATAACGCCCAAGTTCCAATATGACCATTTATGCAGTTTATACTACTGGCTTGACCAAATTCATAGGCTGCTGTGCTAGTCGTCCCGAAATATTCTTGCCCTCCAATCATAAAACAGGTGGGGAATAATTTTCTATCATCACCAGCGTCATTCCAAGCGATAGCGTATCTTTGGGCAAGACTTCCGAAGTTACCTAAAATATGATTCTGACGATTAGTCGCGTTGTCACTGCCAAACCTTACTCTGTTTTGCTCCTCTTTTAGTTCACCATTAAGGTAGAAGTCCATTTGAGTAATTCTCTCCTCTTCCGTGCCACCATTAATTAATGCGGTTGGACCCTCACCTGCCGCATAATTGTCTCTTCTGTGAGTGACAATATATTGATTCCAGTTTTCAATTTCTGAATTTCCCTGCATATCTTGCAGTTTATTGAGGCTCGTCATATTGTATATTGACAGTCTGCTAGAGCGACCCCTAATACTAGGCGAAATTTCGTAACCAAGAGTGGTGGCGACCATTCCTCCACCCCCGAAACTCCAATTCGTAAATCTGGGTTCGCTATAGATATTTAAATACCTAGCCGCTGGAAATATCCCATAGTCAGCTTGAGAGGTGGCAAAGAGACCTGCCTTCCACGAACTGTTTGTTGTAACGTGCGCCCAACCCATTAAAGTAAACTCTCCTGTTAATATACCTGTTATGTTTGGCTCGTTAGTGTGAAAAAACCCTGTATTATCCCCCCTATATGAACTTCCGTTTCGGTTTTTTCCTGATATCTTTACGGCTGGAAATGATTTGTTAACAATGTTTCCTCCAACAAAAGTTAAATCAGAGCGCTGAGTAAATCTTTTTTGACAAGCACTTAATCTTTTGCTACATCCATCTTTTTGCCAATAGCTAGGATTATTTGCGGGTGGTTGCCCTGAATTCACAGTGCTGCCATCTCCTGTCACTGCCACATAAACTGTTTTTAATGGATACTTTGTAGTATCATTGGGGTTTTCAGAGAGAGGTGGCACATTAATGGTGGGGCTTTCTACCCATACTATGTCACCTTTGGAATATCCTGAAGTTGGGTTCCACTTAGCATAATTCGACTCCAGAAAACTGAGCGGGGGAGGACCATTATATACTGGCACTACAGCTTTATTGTCAGCATCGACAAACGGAGACGCATCATCCCTTTCTATTGGAAATCCTGCATACCTACAACCTTCACCCCTATACTGAAAACCGCAGAATTTAGCAACTACGTTTCTAGAATTTACGCTGAAGTTTTCTAAATCAAGGGGAGAGTTTAGTTCGAACTCTACAAAAACTTTAGATTCTTGAGTTTTTCGACCCATAATCCAATTTTCACTGGCCAATTCTGCCTTAGCATCAGCACTTCCAAATGGATTACCTCCATCAAAATTTGAATCATCTAAAAATTTAACTTGAACTTTTTTCCTGACAATCTTGGCGTTAATTAGATCTTTATAGTTTTGCAGAAAGTTAGTGACCAGATTGTTCCTATTCGCAATTTTTATTTTGGGGCGAGCTAGTTTCCCATCCCCTAAAATATCAAAACCTTCACACTCAATAGCAAGTGGAAGGTAATCTACACCTTGCCAAGTTATGGATTTTTCAAAATTACTCCCCCCATGGAAACCCAAATATAACGTAGGCAAATTAACTCTATCAGGATAGATCCTAAATAATTCTAAAATAGCGGTTGGCTGCATATCAACCAAACTTTGCGCTACTTTATTTTTTCCTTCTGCCGCCATGTTTTAATTTACACTTGATTATTATATAATATAATAAAGATGTGAAAATTACACACCTAAAAGATGAAGATCCACGGATATGGAAGGAGTTTTGGAATTTTTTCCAGCATTCTCGACCCTATGATCTCGGCTGTATTCGCTCGCCTCATTTAAAAAGAAAAAAAATAGAATCACTATTCGATTTTTATTGCGACCAATGCGAGGTTTATTTTACAGAGGTAAATGAAAAAATACAATCAGTCATCTTTCTTACCCCATATTCGTCTTGGTTGGATGTAACCTTCTTATTTGGAGTGAGTAGAGATTTTAAAGGCTCCGATTTAATCAGGGGAGCACACGCTATTTTTGATACAGCACTACAAGACCACAATAAAAACTATTTAAAAAGCGAAATAAGACGCAAGCATAAAGTAGAGGCTTATATAAAATGGGTTGAAAGATACGATAAAAGAGCAATAATATTTAATGACCCACCAAATACCGTGGTTTGGTGTAAATCTAATCGCATGAATGCAAAATTCAAAGTCGTAGGGACAAATCAATCAACCAATCATTTGATTGGGAAGGAGGCATCTTTGACTCAGAGTTACCAAAAAAAAGAACACGGCCTCTTAAGGGAACTTATGATTGAAGATAAAAAATATCTCCTTGATGAAAAAAGTGTTGACTTTCTCCCATCCTTTGTTTTAATTCATGGACTCCTTTCCGACGACAAAGAGAATGTTGGGAGGGTAGCGCTAGAATTCACACCACAAAATGAAAAGTAAAGCCACTCTTTACAGAGTATACAGTCGAAAGGGAGAATACCATCACGCATACAATCCATCCTTGGATGGAGCTTTAGGATGGGCTATTGATTGCGCCAAGAGAATAAATGGTTCTGTTGTTGAGGTCTTTGAAAATGGAGACGAAAAAGAAGTATTTGCTTCTCAAAAGAAAAACAAAGAAGAAAAATGCTCTCGTTAATTAAATCTGTTTTAAAATCCTTGGAGCTTTTCTTAAGCCTTAAAAATAAAAAATTTTATTATGATTTACACAAAGACCACAATGATAGGGAATTTGCAATTGTTGAAGCAATTGAGCAACTTAGGCAAACTGGCAATAGCAATGATGCTGATAGGGCTGACCTCTTGCGCGAGCGTCTCAACGCCGAGCGTAAACGATTTGAACATTTATCAGCCTTCTACACTAAGACTAAGTAAGGGTAGCCCCGTTCAAACCAGAGACGGGATATATACCCCCCAGACCGATGAGGTGTGGCACTCTGATGCTCGTTATAGAAGACTCGAAAGACAAATCTATTCGAAATAGCAAAAAAATTTAATCGAGCACTTTCCTTGCGTAGACCTGGAAGATTACTATGAGAATTCCTTGGGAGAAATACGCCCTAGATTTAGCCCGATCTGCATCTCAGCGTAGTGAAGACCCCCACATGAAAGTGGGGGCTTGTGCTTTAAATAAACACAATATGGTTTTAGCCTTGGGCTATAATGGTCTAGCCCCAAGGAAGCAGGTCACGGATTTGTTCTGGAAGGATAGGGATTCGCGTAGACCTTACATGATTCATGCCGAAGCTAATTGCTTAAGCCTTGTAAAAAGAGGGGAAGTAAACCTGTTGGCTGTTACCCTTTTGCCGTGTGCATCTTGCGCCACGCTGATAGCATCTTACGATATTCCTAAGGTTGTTTATGCAGAAGTATATGAACGAGACATGAAGGCTTTGGAAATTTTTGACTTTTATGACATAGAATGTGTAAAATTGACTGGATAAACATCTAAAAATTATGTTTTAAAATGAAAAAAATTGTCATACCTCTTAAGGAGGAAGTGGAGGGAGAGGTGATTAACGGGGACTGGACTGGTTATTTTGAAAATATCCAAAAAAAGTTAAACAAATCTGGTAGTAGGCAAAGAAGTGGAACAATTATTCTTACTGATTCTTACCCTTTAAACAGAACTTTCAATGTAGGCAGTCACGTTGAACTAAAGGGTGAATCTAAAGCCAAACATCATATTGGCAGTAGTTGTGGTTTTTATGCTACTGAAAATTTTGATGGAGATTGGGTATTGAGGTGGAATAAACCTAATTCAAGAGCTTACTACGCTAATTTTGGAGCGGGTATTAATCAAATTCATGTTCAAAGTAAAAATGGTTTAAATGGCGTTTATTTTCGTGGAGCGCAACAATCTGCGGGAATATACAATTTAGTTGTTCGTGGTTTTGGGCAAAACTCTATCGGTCTTAGGTTGGGGGGGGATACATATGCAGTTAGGGATGTTTTTAGTGACGCTACTGTGGGTGGCCATCCGTATGGGGGGCAAGGATCTACCGCCTTTGAGCTTGGTGAAAGAAGGGTTTTATCTCTTCGCTTAGAGAACATAACCTCTCATAACTGCAAATATGGCCTTGTTTGGGGTGACGCGCACCAAGTAACAATTGAAAACTACGAGTCAGAATTAACTACAATTCCTCTGGTATGCACTTATAATGCTCGCGGAATTAATATTCGTAATATATGCCCCCGTCATACAGACAAACTTCTTAACTTAGATAAAGTTCGTTGGTGGCATAACAGTCTAATCAAAATAGATGGACAAATGTCAGATAACAAGGGAGGCTTAATAAAACTACCCACAGGAGAGACTTTCAAAGTCTCAAGCACATTTGATCTAGTGATTGAAGCGGATAAAGCTGGGGTAAATATCACTAATATGCGCGAAATGAGGGATTTTTACCGCGACTCTTTAAAGTAAATGTGTAAAATTGACTTGACAAACATGAAAAAACTGTAATAATAGAGAAATATGAAGAAATTAATTCTTACAACACTACTGATGGGCGCTGCTATGGTTGGCGCAGTTAAAGCCACCACTCTCGCAGATGTCTCTGTAGAAGGTGGTGTTTCATACAGCACTCTTTCCACTAGCGGAGGGGTTGGAATCAGAGATGATGCATTTAGCTATTCTCTTACGCTTTCCGCTCCAGTAAAGGCTGGAGGCACCGCTTCGGTTGGCATTGATGTCTTCGATGTTGACGAAGGCTACGAGCAAGACATTTCCCTTTCTTACTCTAGGGGAATTAGTCTTTTGGGCCAAGACCTTGACGCAGACTTCTATTTCCAAAGGATTGATTCTTCCTTTGGTGGTTGGGATGAAGTGGGAGCTAGCCTTACTTACAGTCATGCTCTTGCAGACCTTACAACCACTGTATGGCATGAAGTTGGAGGTGGTTCTGGTGGCGCATACGGTGTAGAGTTTATTCTCTCCCGTGATATTGCTACTCCAGTAGAGAGTTTGGTCTTGACACCTTTTGTCGGGCTTAATCTTGCTGATGAATACACGGCTTTTGAAGCTGGCTTAGCAGCCTCATATCAAATTACAGAGGGAGCTTCTGTTTTTGTAAAGGGAGCTTACAATGATAATGACCTCGATTCTTCTAGCGCATATAGCCTAGATAATGACTGGTCTGTTGGGGCGGGAGTCTCATACAAATTCTAATAACTCTACGTTTTAAAAAAAAAACACATGAAAAGCCTCCCGCAAGGGGGGCTTTTTTTGTATCCCGTGTAAATAAATAAACATGGAACCTGAAAAGTCTATTTTAAAAGAGTTTTTAAACGGTGGCTGGCTTGTGCCTTTGGTTGGTGCGGCAGCGATGTTTGCAAGGTTACTATCTGGCAATAGTGGCCTTTCATTAAAACAACAATTTAAGAGAGTGCTCACAGCGGCTATAGCCGCTGGAATTGCTTGGTTTGTGTTAGAGCAAACAGATGTATCCTCACTGACAAAAGCGATTACTTATGGTATTATTGGTGTAATTAGCCCAGAAGTAATTAGTGGTATCGTGCGACTAGGAGAAAAATTCGCCAAAAACCCAGAAAAATTTATTAAAAAATGAGACCTAAGTTTATTGTTTATTGCCTAGCGGCAATTTGTTTAACGTTTGGCTGGAGAGGTGCCACTCTCACAGAGGACATAAATAACACCTTAGCAGAAAACGCTCGTCAATCAGAGTCATCCATCATGGAGATTGGAATGTGCTTTGATTGGTATGGTGTAATTATCGTAGACTCTGTTATAAAAACCTCGCACGGTATTATATCTCCCAGTGAAATGGTTGAGGTTCTAGAGGAGGAAAGCGCAAATAAAGATGAATATTTAAAAGGCTACAAGAAAGATATTACTCCCGATGAGACTGAGTATGCAGATTTTGTTTTTGAGCAAGAGGAGAAAATAAGTTCTTATGTTAGTCAATTGATTGAGTGGGGAAACAAAGAAGACGTTGATAGCATTAAAGCTTCTATTCCTCTCATGTATACGATGACCGATCCAACTATCGAGGCTATCAATAACATTATGGATACTAAGATGTATTATAATGAAAGAAAGTCTGAAGAACTGCATGAAAGAATACATGGGTTCAGAGATTTTATGATTTTAGCTATTGTTTTATCGGTTGTAATGTCAATCTGTGCATCATTCAGCAGGAGGTGTAGATGAATTTTAAAGGGAAAAAAGAGGTAGTTAGAGCAGTCCAAAAGATTTTGGGTGTGTCTGCCGATGGTGCAGATGGTCCCGTTACATGGAATGCCATCTTAGCCAAACTATCCACCAAGGAAACTACTGCGCCTAAAGGAACCGTCCCTGAAAAAATGGTTTCACTAGCAAGGGAAGAAATAGGAGTGTCTGAGGTGGATGGTAGTAATTGTGGGCCAAGAGTGGATGAATACAAGGCGGCTACATGGTTAGATGCAGACAAAGGTTGGCCATGGTGTGCTGCCTTTATTTGTTGGTTAATCAGGGAAGCTATAGAAGGAGAGGACGTATCGTTTAAACGCCCCAGAACCGCAGGTGCATGGGATTTTGAAAACTGGGCTAAACAAGAGTCAAATAGGGGTGTAGAATTGCGTAAACCTACAAACGAAGATATTAAAGCTGGCGATATTGTTGTGTTTACTTTTTCTCATATTGGAATCGCGGTAAAAGATGTAGATTCAAGCGGTTATGTAGTCACCATTGAAGGTAATACTAATGGTGCTGGAAGCAGGGAGGGTGGATCAGTGCTTGAAAAGAAACGTCACGTTTCAAAAATTCGCAGTAGAATAAGAATTCTGTAGATTAACTTTACCTTCCTATTATAATAGGGAGATGGAGAAAGTTAACATCAAGGTTAGTCGTCACGACATCTTTAATTATGTTGTAGGTCATTCTGTGTTTGACCCAATCGAAAAATGTATCGACCCTACAAGATATGAAGTTTTGGATGGTTTTATTTACGATTGCAAGACCAAGCAAAAAATAACCCAAAGTCACGAATACCAGAGGTTTTGTTGGGAAGTAAGCAAGCTAAAGCAGTTTACTGAAAAAATGAACAGGCGCGAAATTGAAAGCGTCTGTGAAGAAATCGAGGAGATCGCTCCAACCTACGTTTTACTTTAATATGGCTAAGAAAACAACATCAGCGTATTCCCTTAAAAAACAAAAGAGGAATAAGGGAGTTCACGCCAAAAGCAAAACCTCTAATCACAAACAAAGTAAGCTCTATAAGAAAAAATATAGG